CATCGGCGCAGGCAGCACATCTGCAAATACTATCGTATTTGATAGCGCCAGCCCACATGAAATCGGCCTTTATAGCCGCTCTTCCGGGGCGTGGACTTGGTATTCAAAAATCGCCGGAAACATGGCGGAAATGATTGCCGTCTCCGGCGATATGTTTTTCCAGCTTAACGCAACGGCTGGCTTTGGGTGGGGCTCCGGCGCGGCGGGAACTGGCAGCGACGTTATCCTGCGGCGCGACGGCCAGCCCAACACCCTCGCGCTGCGGAACGGTGCGTTCGCGCAGACCTTCAACGTCTATGCGAGCTACACGAGCGCGAGCGATTACGCCCGCACCTACATCTCGACTGGCCAAATTGGTTATCAAAGTGCCGGAACCGGCTCCGCTGCTTCCTTCGAGATTATTAACCCGACTGCTGGCATATACTTCCAGACAGGAACGGGCGGCACCGCAACAAGGCGCTGGACTATCGACAGTTCGGGGATGCTGCTTGCTGTCGCCAACAACCAATACGACATCGGCGCGAGCGGCGCGAACAGTCCGCGCAATGTGTATGTCGCCGGTCGCGTGTTTGGCGGCTCGATCACCGCTGGCACCTCAAGCGTTCTCGGTATCGACCAGCGTATCCAGATGACTTCTGGAAGCGACGGCATAATGGCGATCTACAACTGGGGAACGACCGACTTCGGCCGTCTCCAGTTCGGCGGCACGACCTCCAGCTTTCCCGCCCTGAAGCGCAAATCCTCGTCCGCAACCTTGCAGGTCCGCGTCGCTGACGACACCGCATTCAGCAACATTGAAGCCGCCCAGTTTATCGCACCGCCGACCGCCCTCACCTCCGGCGCGACAATTACGTGGAACTCGAACACCTCGTCCGTCGCCACCCTGACGCTCGATCAGGTCGGCGCGACACTGACCGTCAGCAATGCGGTTGCGGGCGGAACCTACGTTCTGATCGTCACGCAGGGCACGGGCGGCAACAAGACGATCACGACATGGACGAACTTCAAGTGGCAGGGCGGCGCTGCCCCGACGCTTTCCGCGACGGCTGGCGCGATTGATGTCATCACCGCCGTGTATGACGGCACGAACTTCCTCGCTGCGGCGCAACTCGGGTTTGCCTAATGTTCGCACAGGCTCTCTTCAATAGCGCCTCCCCCACTGTTCTGGGGCGCTTCACGCAGGCGCTCGGGGATTACGACACGCTCTCCACCCTGTCGTCCATGCCGACTGGCGGCAGCGTGAGCCGCGCTGGTCAGGCGATGATGTATGACAGCACGGGCAAGCTGACGTGGGCACCGAATAATCTGTGCACATACAGCCAGACGTTGAGCAACTCTGTTTGGCAGTCCGCTCTTTTAGGCGCGACGCTGAGCAGCAATGAAACGGCTCCGGATGGGTCGTCAACGGCAGGCAAGCTGGCAGCGAACAGCGGGACGGACGCTGTCCGCTACTGTGGAACAGGGGCATCGAGTGCTTCGGTTGGAACTTTTACGTTTTCGATCTACGCCAAAGCCGGTGAGTTTTCTTGGTTCTTTTTGGATGTTTACAGCGGGCCTGAGCTAAAAGTCTGGTTCAATCTGTCTAACGGGACCAAGGGGACAATAAGCGGCGGTTCTGCTACCTATGACATGATCTCTGTCGGCAACGGCTGGTATCGCTGCTATGTTACGTTTACGTCTTCTATTTCCTCAATAACCGCACGTCTTGCGTCAGGCAATGGGTCTTCGACAAGCGGTGTGACGACGAGCGGCAATGGTATCTACTTGTGGGGCGCGCAGCTTGAACTAGTCACCTACCAGACGACGCCCTCCACCTACGTCGCCACCACCACCGCAGCCTACTACGGCCCGCGCTTCGACTACTATTACGACACGGGAACGAGCACTTGGAAGCCGAAGGGGCTGCTGGTCGAGGGGACGCGGACGAACCTTGTTTTACAATCTGGCGCGATGACGAATGCGGCATGGTCCGTCGTCACCGGAACAATGGTCACTGACACGACTGTTGCCTCCGATGGCGTGACATTAATGGGTAAAATTACAAACGCATCCGGCTCGTCAGGCGTCCAGTTCTACACAACAAGCACGGTCTCTATAACAGCCAACGCGACATATACATGTTCGTGTGAGGTTATGGCTGGGACGAATAATTATCCGACGCTTTGCCTTCAAGGCGACGGGACGAATTGGGCTACTGCCACCTTTGATATATCCACAACGTCAAACGGGACTGCTTCTAAAACTGGTTCTGGAACTGGAAGCGGAACAGTCACGGCTACATCAAAAACATATCTCGGTGGTGGACGTTTCCGCCTGTCTATCACGACAAGTCTGAACAAAAGCACCACTTACATTGTTTTGAGCCTTGCAAAGACGGACACACCTTCCTACTCTGGAGGCATTCCGACAGGAACTTTTGCCGGGACGGAAACGATATATGGCACGTTTTTCCAGTTGGAGGCTGGCGCATTCCCCACCTCCTACACCCCAACCACATCCGGCTCAGTCGCCCGCGCCGCCGAAACCTTCTCGATCACCGGCTACGCATCGCGCCTCGTCGAGAGCTTCTACATTGACGAGCAGACGGGGATCAATTCGTTCCGGCTGACAGACGACGCGGCGACAAGCGCGCTCGGCTTCCTGTCCACCTTCGTCGGTTCGATCAGCGGCACGACGCTAACCGTCTCGTCTGTGTCATCTGGCAGTCTCGCCGTTGGACAGAATGTCTACGGCTCCACGGTTGCCGCAGGGACCGTCATCACCGCGCTCGGCACGGGCACGGGCGGCGCGGGAACCTACACCGTCAACATCAGCCAGACGGCTCCTGCAAGCGGCACGACGACGCTGCGGACGAACCTGTCGTTCGGTTGGGTGACATCGCTGCGCGCATACACCAACGGCGCTCCCGGCTCTATCGCAACGCCTGCGTGGATCGACAACTCTGGCACGACCGGCGCGACCGCTGGCAACCGGATGATGTATGACAGCACCGGGGCGTTGACGTATGCTCCGGCGAATTTGCTGACGTATAGCGAGGATTTCCGCGATACAACTGCCGCTGGCTCTACACGTCCGTGGGTTTACAGCACGGCCAGTGTCACCGCCGATGCCACTACAGCGCCAAATGGGCAAGGCACCGCTGATCTTTTATACCCAACAGCTTCCTCGGCATACGCTGGTGCGGTCTATTGCACTACGACCGGCGGGAATATGGTTTCCGTCTATGCCAAGAAGGCGGGCTTTAACTACTTGTGCATCTACAACGTCAACGCTTCTGACGGTGGCGCGTGGTTCAATCTGAACACGGGCGCTGTGGGGACAGTGCGGTCAGGTTACACGGCGAGCATGACGCCTGTTAGCGGATACCCGGATTGGTATCGCTGTTCGTTGAGGAAGGATGACGGCACACTTTTCATCGGTGTCGAAGTTCAGGCGTGCTCCGCTGACAACAGCTTGACGCCGTCTGCATCCGGCACAAACGGTATTTACATCTGGGGCGCACAGTTGGAGCGCGTCACCTACCAGACGGACGCGCGTCCCTACATCGCGACGACAGCTAACGCCATCTATCTGCCCCGCTACGACTACGACCCCTCCACGACCCCCGCGACGCCGAGGGGTATGCTGGTGGAAGAGACGCGGGCGAACCTTGCGACGTATAGCGGTGATTTATCCAGCACTCGCTGGTTTTACGTAAACTCCGTCAGGGGGAGCGATACGACGCTCGCGCCAGATGGCAGCGTTGCGATGCGCATAACAGCTTCTGCTGGCGCGGGGGCTCATCAGACGTATCACAACGCCGCGATTACGACGACAAGCTCCGTTACGTATTCGACAAGCGTTTATGTGAAGCCCGGAACGTCTAAATATATATTCCTCTGTGCAACGTCGTTTAATACGGCGAGCCGATACTATTCGGCTGTGTTCGATCTGACAACGAACGCCAGCGGAACGTCCTCGGACAGCAGCACGGCGAACGCTACAGTTACATCCGCGACGAAGACGTATGTTGGAAACGGGTGGTTCCGGCTTTCGATAACGAGCAACGCGGCTGTGACTGACGTTATCCCGGTGGTGGGTTTTGCCTCGGCGGCAATGGGGAACACATTCGACACTTCTGGTAACGTCACGTTCACGGCAACAGGGGCCGAAACGGCCTATTTCTTCGGAGTGCAGGAAGAACTCGGCTCCTTCCCCACCTCCTATATCCCGAACAATTCTAACGCCACCTCCGTTACCCGCGCCCCTGACATCGTGAAACTGACGGGGACGGCGCTGACGACTTTGCAGGGGGCGGCTTACAGCTTCCTGCAAGAGTTTAACTCCGGGCATTCAAACGCACAGGGGGCGTATTCCTCCATCGTCATCGCCAACTCTAGCTCCTTTGGCGTTACAGAAGCCTACTCAAACGGTCTTATGTATGTTGGGCAGGCCGCTGGCGTGCAGTTGTCCGCATCTTTTGGATCGGCACTCGCCGCCAACACTAACTACAGGGTCGGCGCGGCGATCAGCGCGGCGGGAATGTCGACCGTTTCAAATGGCGGCACAGTCGGAACGGTGGCGCTGTCTGCGACCCCATCGGCAGCGACAATTACGCTCGGCTCCGCAATCGGCGGTTGGGTGCGTTCGCTGGCGGTCTACAACCAGCGCCTCTCAGACGCCACCCTCAAGACAAAATCAACCGTAGGAGCATCCTACTAATGGAAATCATATTCCAAGCCCCCGACGAAAGCTTCTTCCTGTCCGAAGCCGCCCGTCTCGGCTTTATGGACGAGCAGGGCAACGTCATCGTCTCCGGCTCATTCGCTTCAGGCGGCGGATGGTTCATGGCCGTGGCGGGCACGGTTTACGAACCGCAGCCGCCGACGCCGATTGGCGAAACGCCGCCCCCGCCCGTTGCGCGTCCCGGCTACTGGGGCAGATTGCGGCTCAACGGCACGCCGGAGGGAATGCCGACCTTCGCGCCGGAAATCACGCAATACGTGTGGAGCGCAGATGTCGGCCCTGTCGATGACGAGGGACGCCACTCCGGCGGCTGGACTGCGGACGGTGTGACGCTCGCGCCGGATTGGGTTGCTACGATAGCGATGATTGCCTGACGAACACAGGGCAGGAGGATCGCTCGCTGGGCCTGCCCTGTCTCCAACCCAGCGAGCACCTTTGGAGAGAGAAAATGGTCAACGTAACTTTTACTCAGGACGAGCTTAACACGCTGGGTCAGCTTCTGGACGTGGCGGTGAAGGCAAGCGGCTTGCAGGGCGCGAAGCCTGCGCTGGCTATTCTGGAGAAACTGGAGGCGGCTGTGGCGAAGGCCAACGAGCCGGTCGAAACTGACGAAGGACATGCGTGATGGGCTACTTTGAAATTTCCTCCAAGCGCGACATCGACGCGGAGCCGCTTGCCAGTCGCGTCCTGATCGCGGACGCTGACATCAACCGGATCACGGTCGCCTACGCGCAACTTTACTTCCCGAATGGCGTGCTGGTCCCGGGCACGCCTGCGGTGCCGGAAGTTCCTGCCGTGATGGACGAGGACGGCAATGTCGTCACACCCGCCGTGCCAGAGATTCCTGCGGTCCCTGACAGCTACCGCCCGCCCACCGGGCAGGAGGTCTTCGAAGCTGTGGCGAATGGTCTGCTGCAAGGCGTGCTCGCCAACACGATCAACGTCGAGAAGGCGAACGCGGCGAAGCAGGCGCAGGATGATGTGCCGCCTATCGTAGTGGAGTAAGAAAATGCGCTGGCCTCTTCAATCTGAATGTGACGCTTTCTACGGCAATCCCAGAGGAATGAATGGGCTGGCGTCGGGGCGGTGGGAGAGCAACAATCTTGTTCTTCTGCCCGCCCCGTTCAACATTTACTTTCTGGGGAAGAAAGCTAAACTTCGCGTTCATAAGAAGTGTTCAGATGCGTTCGCGATGTGGCTGGACGCGGTGTGGAAGAACGCCGGGAAAGACCAGAAGGTCATCGACTCGTGGGGGATGAGTAATTTCGCGGGGGCATATAACTTTCGGGCGATGCGTGGCGGGCGTGCGCTGTCGATGCACTCATATGGCTGCGCGGCGGATTTTGACGCGCCCCGCAATGGGCAATACGACCGGACCCCCCACTTTGCGGCCCTGCGGCAGCAGGTTGTGGAGCCCTTCCTTGCACTCGGTGGTGTGTGGGGCGGAGATTGGGATGGGGATAAAGATAGTCTGGACGAGCGTTCTGCGGATGGAATGCACTTTCAATTTGCGAGGCTGAGATGAGACAGAAGACGGTGGTGCTTTTGGTCGGCCTGTGGGCTTTAGGGCTGGCAGGCTGTGAAGTGGTCAAGGCCGGTTTTCATTGTGCTCAGAATGAGCGGTGCTGGCGGTAGGAGTGGACGATGATGAAAAACTGGATGACGACGATTCCGGGCATTTTGGCGCTCGTGACGGTGATCTGGAACGCTTGGCAGACCAAGACGGTGAATTGGGTTGATCTGCAGACCGCGCTGGTCGGTATTGGGTTGATCGGGGCGAAGGACTTTAACGTCACTGGTGGATCGCGCTGATGGTCGCATGGCTTCTCTCCATCCTCCCGCCGCTTTTGAAACTCATTGAGCAGTTTGTTCTTTGGGCGAATGAGAAAAAGCTGGTGGATCAGGGCAAGAGAGAAGCCATTGCGGAGGCGGCGCAGTCGTTGAATGGCGTGCTGGCGAAGGCGAGTGCGGCAGCGCAAGAGGCGGATGAACGGCACGAAAAAGACCCCTCGGACAAAGCATTCAACCCGAAATACTGGAGGGACTAATGTTTTGCTACGGATTTCTATTCGTGTTTGCCTGCCCGGCCCCGCCACCTGTAAACAGTTTCTGCCTCTTGTATGACCCCGTGTATCTGTCACACGCGGACACACGGAAGACCAAAGAGAAAACAGACCGAAATAACACAAAATATGAGGCGATTTGTAAGAAGGGCTAGGGGCGATGCTGATGGACCATTCTAATCTGGACTTCCTGAGCGGGTTGTTCGGAGAAAGATTTGAAAAGGTGAATGCGATTGTGTCGGTAGGCATGATCTCCACGCCGCTCTGGTTGCAGTATGTAAAGCATGTGTCGGACGGGGCGGCGGTGCTGGCTCCGATTTTGGGCTGCGTCTATCTGTCGATGCAGATTGGGTATAAGCTGTGGGATCGGAAAAGAAGGAGAAATGATGATGGCTAAGATGAGCATGAAGGAATGGGAAAAGTCCTCGATGGATAAGAAAGAGGATAAAAAGTTGCGCGCGAAGGGGATTAAGGAAGGATCGAAGAAAGATCAGGCGATGGACAAGAAGGCGTTGGCTGCGTATAATAAGAAGGCCTGTAAGAAATAGGTCCACCATTGCTTGCAAAAAGGATGGGCTTAGGTAGAAGGATGATAAAGTGAGCCTCGCCGATTACTTCAAGTCCATCCTGCATTATGACGAATCTTCTGGAAAATTATTCTGGAAGTATAGATCTAATATGCCATCCAGATGGAATACTCGATATGTCGGTAAAGAAGCTGGTCGAAGAAATAATGGCTACATTATGCTCAAAATAGATAACCAGGAGTATTATGCTCATAGAGTTATCTGGTGCATGAAGATAGGAAGTATGCCTGAGAAATTTATCGACCATGTAAATATGGATCGAGATGATAACAGATTTGATAATTTACGCGAAGCCACTTCATCAACAAATATGATGAATATGCGTGCACCTTCTGATAATACCAGTGGTTTTAAGGGGGTAAACTTTAATCATATGCGACAAAAATGGATGGCACGAATTGCAGTTAATGGAATGCGAAAGCATTTAGGTTATTTTGATTGCAAAGCGGCTGCTCATTTTGCATATGTCGTGGCGGCGGATAAATGGCACAAAGAGTTCGCGAGGGTGCTGTGACAGTTGTGCAAGCAAATTGGCCAAAAGCGTTACAATGTCTCTTCTGGGACAATGTAAATGGCTTGCCTGTTCGATATAGAGTGTTGTATGGAGGCCGAGGCTCTGGAAAGTCTTGGGGCATTGCTCGTGCCCTTGTGGTGCTGGCTGCGCAAAAGCCACTTCGCGTGCTCTGCGCCCGTGAACTACAAAACTCTGTTCGAGACTCTGTTCACAGAGTTTTGTGCGATCAAATTGATGCTCTTGGATTAGGCGGATTTTATCGAATCGAACAAAACAGAATCTTCTGTCCCTCTACTGGATCAGAATTTTCATTTGAGGGAATTCGCAATAACATAACGAAAATCAAGTCATATGAAGGCATTGATATTTGTTGGGTAGAGGAAGCTGATAAAGTCACCCAGAACTCATGGGAAGTGCTGATTCCGACGATTCGTAAAGATGGTTCAGAAATTTGGGTTTCATTTAATCCAAATCTGGAGTCAGACGATACGTATGTGCGTTTTGTGCTGCATCCTCCTAAGAACGCAATTGTGCAAAAGGTTAACTGGAGGGATAACCCATTTTTTGCACCAGTCCTCAAACAGGAAATGCTCGATCTCAAGGCCCGTGATCGCGACGCCTATTTGCATGTGTGGGAAGGGGAGTGCAGGCGTTCGCTGAGCGGGGCGGTTTACGCTGATGAGCTTCGGGATTGTGCGGAAGAGGGACGGATCACCTCTGTTCCCCATGTCGCCTCCTCGTCCGTCAACGTCTATTTCGACATCGGATATTCGGACAGCACTTCGATCGTTTTTGAGCAGTATGTCGGAATGCAGCGGCGGATTGTGGACTTTTACGAAAACAGACTAAAGGCCCTCGAGCACTACATTCACATTCTAAAGACCCGTCGGGGATCGACTGGGGAGCTTTATGATTACGGCACTGTTTGGCTCCCGCATGATGCGAAGGCGAAGTCTTTGGGCTCGAAAAAGTCGGTCCAGGAACAGATGAAAGAGGCCGGGTTTAACGTGCGGATCACGCCGAGGCTTTCGAAGTTCGATGGAATCATCGCGGCGCGAAGCATTTTCCCGACCTGCTGGTTTGATGCGGCGAGGTGTGAAAAGGGGCTTCTCCACGCCCTCCGGCATTACCATTATGAAGAGAACAAAGACACTGGGGTGTTGAGTGGGGAGCCGAAGCATGATTGGTCGTCGCACGCGGCCGATGCGTTTCGGTATCTGGCCGTTGCTTCACAGGGCGAAAGTGGCTCGAAGGCGACGAAGGTGAAGGGCGCGTTTAGCCGGGCAGGGCTGATCCAGCGTCTGCATGAAATTAGCGACAATCTTGGATGGATGGGCTGACTATGGCGACAGATTTCGAAGCGGTTCTCCGTCGGGCAAAAGAGCGGTTTAAGCTGTGCGAAAGCTGGGAAAGCTACGCCCGCACCCTTTTCCTTGAAGACATTCGGTTTGCGAATGCAGACTCGGATAACAAATATCAGTGGCCGATGCGGTATTGGCAGGATCGCCAGCGCGACGAACGCCCCGCCCTGACCATCAACAAAACCCGCCAGCACAATCTAAACATCATCAACGATGCGAAGATGAATAAGCCTGCGATTAAATATCGCGCGGCGGGGAACGGTGCGACCGCGGAGGCGGCGCGGATGTGGGACGGCATTGCTCGACACATTGAATACCAGTCGAACGCTCCCGCGCATTATGATCTTGCGACGACTTGGCAGGTGGAAGGAGGCGTTGGCTATCTTCGCGTCACGACGGATTACATTGACGCGAATTCGTTCGATCAGGACATTTTTATCTCCGCGATTCCTGATCCCTTAACGGTTTATATAGACCCCGACGCTCGTGCCCCGGCGAAGGAAGATGCGAGATATGCGTTTATCTTCGAAGATATTCCGCGGGACCAGTTTGACCTGAAATATCCGAAGTATAAGCAGTATGCAGGCACGCAGAGCTTTGCGGGGGATAACGGGTGGAACGGAAAGGATCATGTTCGCGTCGCGGAGTATTTTGAGGCCGAAGATGTCGCGGACGAGCTGATTCTGGTGAAGCAGGGGGAGAATGAAGTTCCTCTGCTGGCATCTGAAATCCGCAAAGTCGATCCGAAAAGTGAGTGGCTGAAGGATAAGACCTTGCAGCGTCGCCCGGTGTTTACGCGGGTGATCCATTATCACTTCATCGTCGGGAATGTTTGTGTTGAAGAAGAGGAGAAGATTTGGGCAGGTAAGACTATCCCGATCGTTCCAGTGATCGGAGAAGAAACTATTATTGAAGGTCGTATGGATCGCAAGGGTCATACCCGAGCGCTGAAAGACCCGCAAAGAATGTATAACTACTGGGCGTCAGCCGCGGTGGAATATGGAGCCTTGCAAAGCAAAACGCCGTGGGTTGTCGGCGTAGAAAGCGTTGAAGGCTATGAAGAATATTGGGCGACTGCAAATCGGCAGAACCACGCGTATCTGCCTTATAAGTCTGTTGGAGATGACGGTAAGCCTCTTCCTCCACCTACTCGTATTGAGCCACCTGTTCCTTCGCCGGTAGCGTTGAAGGGCATGGAAGTGGCGAATATTGAAATGCAGATGGTATCCGGGCAGTATGAGAATCAGCTTGGGATGCAGGGGAATGAGCGGACTGGGAAGGCGATTGCGGAGCGTCAGCGCCAAGGCGACCGTGCGACTTATCATTTCATCGACAATCTTGCTATTGCTGTTCGGCAAGTGGGCAAGATCATCCTCGATCTCGTTCCCAAGATTTACGATACGAACAGGGTTATCGCGATTCTGGCGGAGAATAATGAAAGCCTGGAAGTAAAGCTCGATCCGCAGTTGAAGCAAGCTCACGCGCTGGAGCTGAATGAAAATAATGAAGTGATCGGGAGGATTTTGAATCCAGGTATCGGAACGTATGAGGTGATGGCGGATGTGGGGCCGGGTTATGCGACCAGGCGAGAAGAGGCGTTTAACGCGCTGACGCTCATCCTGACGCAGAACCCTGCGCTCTCTGGCATCATTGGCGACATCATGTTCCGCGCTGGAGACTTCCCGATGGCGGAAGAGGCGGCTGAAAGGTTGAAGCGGATGGTTCCGCCGCAGGCCCTCGGCCAAGGCCCCTCGCAAAACGAGCAAATGCTCATGGGACAATTGCAGCAGATGCAAGAGGCCCTTAAAAATACGATGGATGAGCTGGCGAGAGAAAAGGGCAAAACGCAGGCGAGACTCGAAAAGCGCGAAGTCGAGGTTTACGACGCGATTACCCGGCGACTCGATATTCTTATTAAGAATGCGGGGCTGTCTGGGGCGCAGATGGGACTGGTGGCGGATGAGGCTGTGACGGAAAGTCAGGATGTTCCGATCAGCGACACGTATGAAGGGCATGAGGAAGAAATGCCTGGAAGGCAAATGCCCCTTCCGTTCGAACAGGAGATGTGATATGAAGAAGGTTTTAGCAGCTCTCCTGGCTTTTTGCCTTCCGGCCCATGGTCAGACCTACACCCAGATGCAGTGGGGTATTGACAAGACTGCGACTCCGTATAATTTCGGGGCGAACATAAACAATGTCTGGTCGGTGCTCGGAACGGTCTCGGCATCTGGAACTTGGACAATTCCGCTTTCGAGTTTGAATGCGGGTGGCACACCCTCGGCCAGCACATTCTTGCGCGGGGATAATGTTTGGGCTACGCCTTCGGGCAGCGGGACGGTTACGAGCGTGGGGCTTTCGCTGCCTGCGTTTATCACAGTCAGCGGAACGCCTGTCACAGGCGCAGGAACGCTGACCGGGACGCTGGTGACACAGACCGCTAATACCGTGTTCGCCGGGCCGACCAGCGGCGGCGCTGCACAGCCAGCCTTTCGGTCACTTGTCGCAGGTGATTTGCCGACTGTTCCGATCGCGCAGGGCGGCACGGGGCAGACCAGCAAAGCTTCCGCGTTCGACGCCCTTTCCCCCCTAACAACTGCGGGTGATTTGTTGTATGGTGGGGCGAGTGGGACGGGCACTCGTCTTGCGGCCGGGTCTTCCACGCAACTCTTGCACGGCGGCACAACGCCATCGTGGAGTGCTGTTAGCCTGACGGCAGATGTAACCGGGAATTTGCCGACCACAAATTTGAACAATGGGACGGGCGCCTCCGCTTCGACCTTCTGGCGCGGCGATGGGACTTGGGCAGCAGCCAGCACCTCGTTGCCTGCCTTGACCAGCACGAACATCTGGGTTGGTAATGGCTCGAACGTCGCGACTGGTGTGGCGGTGTCGGGCGACTGTTCATTGGCAACTTCGGGGGCACTTACTTGCACCAAGGTGAACGGCAAGACCCTAACGCTTGGGGCAAACCTGACGACCACTGGTGCAGGCACTCCGACCTTCGCCTTCCCGGCCACAGGCTACACTTACACCTTTCCCTCTTTAACCACTAAAGTCGCTGCGACAAGCGGCACCCTCACCAACGGTAACTGCG